CACACCAATTCCAGGGCAGCCAGGGTATCCGTCTGTTGGATCTCCAGCTAGCGATTGAATTAGATGCCACATATCACCGTCTTCTTTTGTAATCTCTTCGACATCACCCTTCATGTCCCACAGGACTCCAGGAATCTGTCTCATATCTTTGTCTGGACTGACGATAATTGTTTCTTTATCTGGATACTTCGTTGCATCCATTCCTAAAGCATCGTCTGCCTCCAAACCATCTCGGAGGACAAATCTGTATTTATCTTGGCAGTGGTTGACAAGTCTTTTATATCCTAGAGGCTTACGCCTATTTCGATGTCCTTTGTAATCAGCAGAAATTTTCTTTCTAAAATTTTGAGGACTTGAAAAGTATAATATAAACTCATCATCAAACATAGCGGTTGTGACTTTCTTTAACTCACGCTCAAATATTTTAAGAACATTACTAAAATTGGATTGAGCAACAATGACATCATCTCCAAAATCAATACCCTCTTCACATGCTTGAGCTGCTTTATAAGCTAAAAAGTCTGTGTCAATTAATAACATTAGTGTACTTCTGACCAGTTGTTACCGATATTTGCATCAGCTTCAATGACCAGTCTCAGGTTGTAATACTCACCAGCTTCCATAGCTGATAGTTTGCATACACCAGCGACTTGATCCGCTGATGATGGTGGCGCTCCTAATACTTGTTCGTCATGGACAAATGCATATCGTGCATGTTCTATGCCGTACTGAGTAAGAGTATTGTTAGTGATTAATATCCACCGTTTTGCGAGAACTCCTGCTGATCCTTGAAGTAAAAAGTTTAAAGCCTTGTGAGGCTTATCAACACTAAGGATTCGACCATCAATAGCACGTATGCTACCTGTATCTTCAACCCTCTTAGCTACATCAGTCACAAGTTTCTCAAGTCCAGGAATTGCATCAAGATAAGCCTTACGTATTTCTGCCCCTTTCTTAGATGCTTTATCCTTAGATAGCATAGGGTCATACGATAAGCCTATTTTTTGGTTTCCAGCCCCATACAAAAATGCATAAGTTACAGTCTTGACGAGCCTTCTTGAAATACCAATCTTGTCAGCATTTTCTTGGTGAATATCTCCGTTGAGTAATACATCTGCATATCGACCACCGTCATATCTATGAAGGTAGTGTGCAAACATTCTCAACTCAATCCCTGCAAGGTCACTATCTACTAGCTTCCATCCAGGTTTAGTAATGAACAACTCTCGACAATCCTTATCACTACTGACTTGTGCCAGATTCGGATGCGAGTGAGCCATTCGGTGCGTGGCAGCCCCTATAAAACAGGAGTGGTGAAGTCTGCCATTCTTGACCAACTTCAACCATGCGTTCTGTCCTTGTGACAGCATCCCTAACTTCTTCTGTGTTACCAGAATTTCAAGGAATATTAACGCTTCTTTTGAACCTATCTCTTTAAGTACAGTCTCATCAATGACTGCCTTACCAGTAGGTGTTAGTTTGTTAGGTTCCCAACCTTGAAAGGTTTTGAACCACCAAGCAATATGCTCACGGCTACTAGGATTGAAATCCTTTAAGCGTTGCATTGGGGCATCTTTAATATACCCTTGCTTTTTATTATCCCTTTTAGGAATAAATATATTTCCAGGGACAAATGTACAAACCGTTTCAGTAGCAACTCGTAGTTCCTCTAATCGGTTTAATAATTTGTTCTCTAGTTCCTGAGCTTTCTGTATATCGAAAGGCCAACCAGTTCTTTTCTGGTCTTGCATCACCTCAGCTAATTGGTGCTCTAAGATGACGGGTTCAGGTATTTTTGGAAATGCTTCCATAGTTTTACTAAAACAGCAACGTCTTGTTTGCAGTATTCCTGCATTTCTGGGGACCATTCAGCCCAATCAGAAGTCTTACCAAACTCACCTTTATAACATTGTAGTCTATAGCCATAAGCTTCAAGACTATGTGATCCATATAAGCGAGCTGGCATGTACCGCCACTTACGTTTTAGATCAATATCTAAAAGGTTGGGATGGAATATCCGACTAAGGATAAGTGTGTCCCAGTGTTTAGCCATTAACTTACGAAAGAATGGATAATGCTTCTGTGCTTGTGGTATATCATATGCAATACCGTTATGACTAACGATATTTGTAGCAGCCATTAAGTCGCCAAGTGCATTAGTGATTGAACGTGATGCAGCCATTGGTAAATCCTTTGGGTTTTCTGCATACTTCTCATCATTGTATTCTTGCACAAGTCCAGTATCTAGATCCTGTGTGACAATACAATGCAGTCTAGTCGAATCAATACCATTTGTTTCAATGTCAAAAGCTAGGTTGATTTCTTTGTCCATCGGTAGGTTTTGTCTACAAACTTAGCTTTTCTTACAGCTTCGCTTGTTGGTGGATTAGGTCGTTTAATTTTATCTGTATGCTTATACCAAGGATGCTCATACCCTCCATCAAAAATCCGTGGTTGGGTCGAAAATTGGTGATTCCTTAACTTCATTTTCAGTAAAGCGACATGTGTTTAAATCGTATGAAATTTGACAAGCTATTCCAGTTTCGCCTGAATATCTATTCTTAAGGACTCTAACAGTCGTAGCATCTCCAGTAGTTCCACCCTGCTGATTTCTTTCGAGCGCAATGACCGAATCTGATATCTGAGCGATGCTATGTGATCCTCTAAGGCTGGACAAACTAACTCTGCCTCCCTCCTCGTGCGAAGTCCTATCATTACTACTTCTCCGTAAATGTGATACTAAGAACAATGCGATACCAGTACGTTCAACTAATGATCTTAGTCTGGTCATAGTGATATCTATAGTACGTCGTTCATCCCCTTCGAGTCCACTCAATAATATACTGAGGTGATCTAAGAATACAATACGACACTCCAATCCACTGGCAAGGTATTCGATCCTAGAGTAAACCACGTCTGGATCATAAGACCCAAAGCCATCAAACAAGTAGAGATTCCAATTATCAATGGTATTAGAAAAACTTGTTTTGAGTTCTGATTCATCATGTACTCCGATATGTAAAGGTTTGCCAACTGCCGCTGACATTAAACCTAATGCTGTGTTTCTGTTTGATGCTTCAAGCTCCACGACCCCAACACGTTCCCCCGCTTGCAGTAAGTGAGCTGCGACGTGACGGCAGAAGCTGGTCTTTCCTGAGCCAGTGCCAGCAGTAATTGTTGTAAGTGTTCCATACCTGATCCCGTGTAGTTTCTGGTTGAGTCCTTCAAAGGGGTAGTCATGAGCGCAAGGTGGTTCTGGTGTTGTAACAATATCTAGTAACGACTTTGCATCAACAATTCCGTCAGGTCGATACGTTTTTGCATCCCATATAGCTTTGCGGATGGCTTCCATGTCGCCTTCCTGAAGCGCATCTGAGGCATCTTTGTATTTCTCCATCCTAGCAATCTTTGCCTGACCTGGCCTAAGAAGTGCGGCACACTCCTCGGCGGCGGCAATACCAGGTGAGTCATTATCAAAGAATAGAACAACTTCGTCATAACCTTGGGTAAGTTCAATTACTTTCTGTAAATCTTTCTTGGCTCCAGCTGCACCATTAGGTACAGACATGTGTGGCCAAGTTGGCATAGCAGCATAACCTGACGCTGCGTCTAATTCTCCTTCGTACAAGGTCAGTCTTGACCCAGTATCAGGAAAAAGATTTTGTCCAAATAACTGGTTATCGGTGTTCTTACCGTCCCAGTAAAAATCTTTTCCTTTAGTTTTTATTTTAGCCGCAATAGTTTGCCCGTTCTTATTAGTGTAATGAAAACGTAATACATCTCCATCCTTATGAATACGGAACTTACGGCAGACTTCCTCTGTTAAACCACGCTTCCTTAGTCTGACAGGATACCCTTTGGTCGTGGCTGGCGTTGATGATGGTGGTTCATTTTCTCCAGACGTTCGAGCATTACAGCTGAAGCAATAAGTATGGCCGTCATTGTACATGCTATTAGCGTCGGACGACCCACAATTATCACATGGTAGGTGGTAGAGGAACTCAGATTCTTCATGGCTTGAGCCAGCTGAGTGGGATTGCATAATAGGCGCACCAAGGGAATCCGTTTTTATCGGCCCACTTGGAATAGGTGGTCTTCGATCTTTTATTAAGTTTATTATGAGGTGCTTGAAATACGAAACGTATATCTAGATCAGGGTTATCTTTCTTAACTGCTTTCATTTTACGTCGGTCAGCCGCAGAAAAATAACCTTTACATTCTAGATATACATCTCCAACTTTAAAGTCTGGGATGTACTTATGTTCAATGACATAAGGGTACCAGTTAGATTCATATTCCCAGTCAACTTTAATCTCAGTTAATAGAGCAGCTACCTTTTCTTCAAGGCCGCTACGCATTAGAAGTCCTCGTCTTCTTCAGTGACTTCAGCAGATACATTAGGTTCAGAAACTTTGAATCCTTTGGATGTACCAAACAAATCAACAGCTTCATCAGCTGACATGTCTCCGTCATCTACTACTCCAGCAGTGGACTTAAGGCTGATCAACTGAATAGCTTTTGCTTTGAGTGATGTACCAATGTCACCTGTTGGTAGCACGTATGGCTTTTGGAAAAAAGCTACCTTAACTGTGCTGCCACTGTATATCGGTGTGTCTTTATCTGTGATAGCTGTTCCCTCTGTATCAACTACAACAGGAAATACTTTGTCGCCATCCTTCCAGCTAAATCTCACCTGATAGGTGCCTGGCTGGTTCTCTAACTCCTCCCAAGGCTCGGTCTTAACCGAAACCCTCTTGGGGTTTTTCGCCTTGCTTCTAGCCCATTCTAGGGCTGATTCACGTTCAGCTTCTAGCTGCTCAACTATACTCTTATCCATAAGAACTGATAGCTTATAGCCCCAGTCTCCAGGTTTTAGTACAGCTTGGAACCCTTCTAGTATGACGGGTTCTTTTGTTACGTGTGTTGTCATTAACAGAAAAAATAAGTGGAATCTTTTACAACCGTTGGATCTAATGTTCCGACGATTGGCGGTGGTTCTGATGCTTTGATTGTTTCACTAA